GATGGTGGACACCTCGGCGGTCTCCGTGCTGAAGGGGAAGAGGTTGCCGGTCGTGCGCAGCGGCAGCCCGAGGTAGACGTTCTCCCAGTAGTGGATGACCAGCGCTGCGGCGGGTGTGGACGACAGCAAGACCTGCGCCTGGGTGGTCCCGGCCGGCGCCATGCCGGCTACGCCGACCCGGTGCCATGGTGCGGAGGCCGCCGTGGTGGTCAGCGACCACGTGACGGCGACCTCGGCGTTCGTCGCGCTCAGCCAGCGGATTCCGATGCGTTCGGTGAGGGTGCCGGAGGCGTCCGCGAATGTCTGGTAGACCGTCCCCGCAGTGACGGGGTAGGAGGTGACGGTGCGGGCCTGCATCTCGCCCGCGGCCACGCTCTTGACGATGAGGGAGCCGTCGCCGTTCCGGCCGCCCCCGCCCTTGGCCAGCGTGCAATTGAGCTTCGCAGTCCAGCCCGAGGTGTTCGGGTCGATGGACTCCGTCGTGGAGGACAGGAAGTTGCCCGGGATCGGCATCTAGTACCTCCTCGCCCCGACGGCCGCGGCCAGCAGCCGGTCCCGCTCGTAGACCCGCACGTCGATGAAGTCGGCGAGGGCCTCGTCGCGGGTGTGGACCTCGACACGCACCGGGTCCTGGCCCGTTGCCGCGGCGGCGGTAAGGGTCCGCCACTGGCTGGGGGTGAGTACCGCTTCGGGCTGGCTCAGCTGGTTGACGCCGGCCTGGCCGGGCTGCAGCCAGCCCCCGGCATCGAAGCTGCCGATGGAGGGGATGAAGCCGTACCGGGTGCCGAAGAGGCCGTCCTTCGCGCCGCGTGCGCCTGCGCCGACGACGACGCCACGGCCGCCGCGGGATTCGACGTTGATGCCGGCCAGGGTGCCCGCGGTGTGGCCGACACCCGCATTGGTGATGCCGACCTGGAACGGGGCTTTCAGGTTCTGCTTCCATCCGCCCGGTGCTCGGCTGCCGGAGAAGGAGGCGGTCGCCCACTGGCGGCTGTAGGGCTTACGCCCCGCGATCACGTTCTGGCTGGCTGACATGAAGCCGGAGCAGTCGTAGCCGCCTGGGCCGACGCCGCCCCACTGGTAGGGCTTGCCCTCTTGCGACTTGGCGAACTTCAGTGCCGCGGGGACGGAGCCGGAGGCGCCGCCGAAGAAGCCGGTCACCGAGGAAAGGATCTTGTCCTTGAGGCCTTTGAGCATCTTCAGCGGGATCTTCCCGAGGGCCTGCGCCCACCGCGATTCGCCGATGCCCTTGAGCTTGTCGCGGATGAATCCGGTTGCTTTGTCCCAGGCCTTGCCCGGGTTGGTAACGAAGTCCCAGCCGCTGCCGATCCAGCCGCCGACTTTCTTCGCCACATCGGTGAGGCCGCCGATGACGTCGCCGAAGATGCCGCCCTTGTCGAAGTGCAGCACCCCGCCGTCGGCGAAGCCGAGCGCACCGCGTACCCCGCTGACGCCGCCGGTGCGGGCAGCGGCGTTGAGGCTGTTGACGCCGCCCACGCCCAGCGCGCGGGTGACCTCGGGGCGCATGATGGCCTCGCCGCCGGACAGCGCGAGCCGGCCGCCGGTGGGGCTGTAGAACTGGTGCACGTCGCGGCCCGGGGTATAGCCGGGCATGATGCCGCCGGTGGCGAAGGTGACCTTGTCGAGCTTCTTCATGCCGACGAATCCGGCGACGGTGTTCCAGACCTTGCGGATGCCGCTGTTGTAGACGGTGTCCACAACGAACTGGACCGGCTTCTTCGTCTTGGACTTGATCCCGTCCCAGATCTTGCCGATGCCGTCGACCGCGGTACGGAACGCCTCCTTGACCTTGTCGACGCCCTTCTTCAGCAGGTCGAATGCCGGCTTGATGCCGTACTTCCAGGCGCCTTCGATGGAGGAGACGACCGCGTTCATGACCGGACGGATCACCTTGTCGTACAGCCAGCGGAACGCCGGGCCGATATGCTGGCGGATCCACATCTGCAGCTTGGACATCCACGTGATGACCCCGCTGAGTGCCTTGACGACATTCACGATCAGGAACGTGGCGAGCTTCAGCAGCGGCGGCAGCAGCTTGGACAGGATGGCGGTGCCCAGCTTCAGCCCCAGCCCGATCAGCTTCACGATCGGCGGGAGGATCGGCAGGATCGCGATCAGCAGCTGCACCGCCGACGTGATCAGCTGCGACAGGGCCGGGAGCAGCGCCATCAGCAGATCGCCGGAGAACTTCACCATGATCCCGGCGATCAGGCCGATCAGCGGGAACAGCGGCTTCAGGTTGGCGATGAGGATCGTGACGATCTGCACCAGGACGGGCAGGACCCGCACCAGCCCGTTGATGATCGTGACCGCGATGCCCGCGAGGACCGGCATCAGCTGCTTGAGGATCGGCGCGAACTGGCCGACGAGCTCCGTGACCACCTGCACGATCGGCGGGATCAGCTGGGCCAGCGCTGCAGCCATGCCCTCGATCGCGAGTGCGATGACGGGCAGGATGGGGCGCAGCGCGCTGAAGACCGTCTCGATCAGCTGCATGCCGATAGGGATCAGCGGCTGGATCACCTTCATCACGGTGGAGATCCCGCTCGCGAGGTTCTCCGCGAGCAGCCCGGCTACCTGGCCGATCATGGCGACCAGGGGGGCGAGGAACGGTTGCATCGCGGCGAACACCTGGGCGATGACCTGCCCGATCAGTTCCACCACCGGCAGCAGAGAAGTGATCACCTTCGACAGCGGGCCGGTCAGTGCCGCCACCACACCCACGATCACGGCGAGGAGCGGCTGAATGGCGGGCGCGAGCGCCGTGATGATCCCCGTGATCAGCTGGGAGATCGGCATCAGCAGCGGCATCACGGCCTGCACGACCTGGATCAGCGCGAGGCCGACCTGCTCAACCACCGGCATCAACGCCGTGATGATCGGCAGCAGGGCCGCGCCGAGCATGGTTGCCAGCTGTGACAGCACCGGGCCCAGAGCCTGCGCAACCGTCGCAATGGCCGGGGCTATCGCGGCGAGCAGCGGCACGATCGCCTGCACGATGGCGCCGATGACGGGGACGATCGCCCCGACAATCTGCGCCACCGACGCGAACAGCGTCCGCAGCTGGGCCTGCATCTCGGCGCCGCCGAGGATCGTCCGCAGCTCGCCGAAGACGGCACCGAGCACGCCGACGATCTCGCCCCCGGCATCGGAGGCGGCCTTGAAGATCTGACTGACGACGCCCAGCACATTGCCGAGGAGCGTCCCGAACCCCGAAAGGATCCCGAACGCCGTATCGACGGCGTCCTGCAGACCGCCCGAAGCGAAGCTCGCCGCGATGCCGTCCGTGAATGAGGTGACCGCCCCGGCGAACTGGCCCATCAGCCGCGCGAAGGCAGGCTGCGCGGCCACGCTCAGCTGCGCGAACGCAGTCAGGAGCTGCGCAGGAACCTGCGTCAGTTCCGCGAAGGACTTGTTCGCACCCTTCAGGACGTCCTCGAGCAGCCCGGACCTCGCCATCTCGGTGATGGCGCCGGCCGCGCTCTTCGCGATGTCGTTCCAGATCCCCGCGGTCGCGGTCAGCTGCCGCTGCAAGATCGGGATGGTGGCGCGGCCCAGCGTCGTCACCGTGTCGTCCAGGCCCTTGAACAGCTCGTTCTGCACCGACAGCCGCATGGCCGTCCAGGCAGGGGCAAGACCCTGTACAGCGCGCACGAACGACTGGGCGTTCGGCGCCAGTTTGGCCATGGCGTCGTTGAGCGCAGACGTCTGCGCCGCCCCCGCTGCCTGCGCATCGGCGACCGCCGCGGCGGCATCGGCGACGGCACTCTGCGCGTCGGCGATCTGCCGCTGCCCGTCCGCGCGCGCCTTGGCAACGCCGGCCTGCGCTTCGCCCAGCGCCCGCTCCTTGTCGGCGACGTTGCGGTTCGCATCGGCGATGCGGTCCTTGGCCGCGACAACCTGCTCGGAGCCTTCGACGCCTTCCTTGTTGGCCTTCTTGGTGTCGGCGCTCAGCCGCTTGGTCTCGGTGCGCTGCTCGGTGAGGTTGAGGCGAGCCCGCTCGTAGGCGATCTGTAGGCGCTCGAGCTCGTCCGGCGTGACGCCAGGCTTTGCCTGCGCGGCCTTCAGCTCCTCCTGCGCCTCCTTCAGGCGCAGGACGGCCTCGCGCTCGTCGAGGTGGCCCTCGGCGAGCTGCTGGTTCATGTCCTGCAGCGCACGGGCCGCCTCGCGCCGGGCGTCGTTGAGTTCGCCCTGTACGGAACGGGCTTCGCGCTGCGCGTCGGCGAGGTCCCGCTCGGCGTTGGCGACGTCCTTCTGCGCGTCGCGCACCCGCTCGGCCGCATCCACGCGCGCATCCGCGAGGGAGCGCTGAGCGTTCGCCAGCCCCCGCTGCGCGGCCTCGACAGCCTTCGTCGCCGATGCGGCCCCGGAGGCCTGCGCGGAGGTGTCGGCGAACGCCGCCTTGAACGCGTCCCCGACCCCGGACAGGCCGAGCTTGAGGGCGCCCGCAGCCGCGCCCGCCGTGGCCAGCGCAGGTGCGAGCACAGCCGCGCCCGCGGCAGCCGACGACAGGTTCGCGCCGATCGCGATGCCGGCCAGTGCCCCGATACCCTTGAGGCCGACGCCGAACGCCTTCGAGAAGGCGCCGGCGCCGGACCTGCCCGCGGAGCCTGCGCGGGCGTTGACGGAGCGGGACCAGTCGCCCGTGAACTCGGGCCGGATGGAGACGTATCCGCGTCCGACGAGGACACCGCCAGCAGCCACCGCACACCCCCCGTCACTGGGTCGCGGCGCTACCGAAGACGGTCGCCAGCTGCTGCGCTCCGGAGCCGTGACGGCCACCGAAGCGGATCACATTGGACTTGTGCTTGCGGACCTCGACGCCAGGCCGCTCGATAGGATCGGGCGGCTTCAGCCGGCTCGTCTTCTTCGGATCACCGTGCAGGCGGACCATCGCAAAGGTGTTCTCGCGCACCGAGTCGATCAGCGTCGCGTACAGCTGACGGTCCGGATTCCAGTGATCCTCTTCCGGGGTCGAGCCGCGCACCGCGCGAGCGGTCGCCGACTCCCATGGCAAGAACCGCAGGAAGACCCGCAGCTCCCGCCACGACATGGCGCCCCGGTACAGCTCCAGCAGGGACCGGCCCGGCCAGTACCGGGCCATGTCCCACTCGACGGCCTCCCCGTACTCGCTCAGGAAGCGGCGGAGGCCGGCGATTCCCCCGACTCAAGACCGGACCGCTTCTGCCAGTCCAGGGCGATGACCTCAAGGTCGCCGAGCTGGTATCCGGCCTTGTACATCTCGCGGACCTTGTCCTTGCCGAGCACCTCGCCCATCACGCCGATGGTGTCGTTGAGGTCGCCGACCTTCTCCTGCAGCTCCCACTCGATCGCGCGCATAGGGGGCAGGGTGAACTGGACGCCGAACAGCTCGTAGTCGATCGGCTCCGGCAGCGCGTCGCGCTTCTGCTTGACCAGGGCGTCAAGGGAGACAACTTCTCGGGCGGCGGGCTTGACCGCGTTGGTCTTGGCTGTGGTCATGATCTCTTCTCCGGCGGGTGGTAGCGGGTTGAACCCGGCAGGCGCGACCCGCTGAGCGCGCCCACCGGGAGTAGAGGGGATCAGGCCGCGGACCAGGCCGGGTCGTTCGACAGCCACGTCGCGAGCTCCGGCGCCGAGGTGGCGTAGGCAGAGATGGTCATCTCCAGGCCGACCGCATCCGAGCGGGCCACGGTGATCGCGCCGCGCTCGGTGACCTCACCACGCGGGATGATCAGGCGGTTCTTGATGGCACCGTCCACCCACTCCAGGCCCACAGCCCGCTCATCCGGCGTGGGAGCGGAGGGAATGTCGAGCTTGTGGACGGTGCCCGAGACATCCGTCATCGTCGAGCTCGGGAAGTACAGCTTGATGGTCGACGTCTTCAGTTCCAGAGCGGTGAAGCCGAGCGTCATGTCGACGCCCGTCAGCACCTTGCGGACAGGGCTCAGGGACTGCCAGGCGTTGATGTCCTCGACGTCCGTCGAGTACTCCATGGCGACGCCGTCCTCGGACAGATAGCCCAGGTCGGCCCAGGCCGCACCCCAAGCAGTGTCGAGATCCACCGGGGCGACAGTGCCCTTCGGAGCGAGAAAGATGTTTCCGTTCAGACCAACGCGCACGTTGTCGGCGTTGAGCGCCACGGGATGCCTCCAGGCATAGCGAGGACCCGTGCGGCCAGATGCCGACGGGTGAATGGGTGAGGGGTGCGGGTTGGGTCCTACACGGGCCGGATACGTAGCTCCATGACGAGCACGTACCTGGCAATCGGGTCGGTCTCAGCCGACGGATGGTGCGGCAGCCAGATCAGGCTGATGTCACGCACCCGGTAGATGCGGGCACCGGCAACCGGCGCGTTGGATGCGGCAATCAGGTGCCCGCGGGCCTGCTGCGCGAGGATGTGCGCAGCCTGCTTGTCCGCGGCGAGGATGTCGATGTCGAGGGTGACGTCCTCGGTGACAAACGGCACCACGCTGGCGCCGCCGCCGCGAGTCACGGCCACGACCCCGCCGGCCAGCCGGGTAGCCAGCTGGGCCAGCCACTCGGTGGCCACGTGTGTGCCCGCGGGCAGGCGCGCGCGCAGGTAGTCGATTGCCACCTGCTCGGCATCGGGGAAGGCGACGACGGGCAGCGGGCCGCTCACGGCCGCCTACGTCCTCCGACGTCCGCGGACTTGGAGTCCTTGGTCGGCTCGTTGGCCGCGGCGGGGGGTGCGTCGAGCACCTTGGCGACTCGGCCGTCCCGGGTGAGGACGGCCAGGTCCTCGGCGCTCACGTTGATCTCGTCGCCGGGCGCGTGCACGCCGTGCCAGTAGGCGAGTTGGATACGGGGCATCAGGTGCTCCTCAAAGAGTCCAGGGCACGCCCGAGCGTGCGGTGCTTCGGGGAATGGCCGTGCTGCGGACGATCCTGCGAGGTCGCGGGACGGCCCGAGCCGAACTCGACTTGCAGCGCCCACTCGGCGCGCGCGCCGAACTCCGCGCGCCAGCCGCCGGGCCGCATCGATGCGGCCGAATAGATCGAGTCCCGGTACTCGCCGTGCCGCTGAACCGCAGGGTCGTAGGTCGGGCCGCTGTACGAGGGGGCGATGGAGCGGGCAACAGCCGCTCCCTGCTCCGCGTGGCCCATCAGGGCCTGGCGCATTCCTGGCGCACTGGCGAACTCGCGGTACATAGCCGGATTGGGCACGAACCGGAAGCCGGATGCGGCCACTAATCCACCTCCATCAGATCGGCTTCGATGTGGTGCACGCCGCCGCCCGGTGCGGGCCAGCGGGCAACCTTCCCTATGACCTGCATGGTCGTCTCCCAGGCCTCGATGCGGTCGGTCTCCCGCAGATCGAGGTCCATGCCGCGCGGGGTGTACAAGCGCCAACCAGTCACCGTCAGCTGCTTGTCGTCAGTGTCCTCCGTGCTGCCGCCCAGCGGCTGCACGTTCACCCCAGCGACCGGGGTCCGCATGGCTGCCGCGCCCCAGTCGGGCTGGGCGTTGCCGTAGGTGTCGGTGAACGTCCCGGGGCGGACGATGGTGATGCTCTGCAGGTACAGCATCAGGCCGGCCTCAGCCGCAGCGTGGCCGCGGTGCGCCGGTAGCGGTCCAGCACCTTCATCTCGGTGCGTGACAGCAGCGTGCCGAGCATTTCGCCCGTGGAGGGGATGAGGTAGGTGATGGATTCGCCGCCGACGGTCTCGGAGCGGATCCCGGAGGGGTTGACCATGACACGGTTCGCGGCCTGCATCACGATCGCCGCGATGTCACCCGGGACCGGGTCCCAGCCATGCGTGTAGATGACCTCGACCTGCGGCGCCTGATGCGCGGCCGGAGGATGATCCCACGACCACGCCCGCAACAGCAGTTCATTCCCGTCCAGCCACCAATCCAAGGTGGCCAGGCCGTCGACCTCGACCGCGGTCACGGCCTCGATGGGCCGCTGCGGCAGCGTCACCATCCCACTGCAGCTGTAGCGCAGCGGATCGGCGCGGCGCATCGTGAACGTGTCCGTGGTCGTCGCCCGGGTGACATCCAGCCGCAGATAGCCGCGCACGACGCTCGACGCCTGATCCAGCAGCGCCTGCGCCTGCAGCTCTTCGGCCGGCGTGAAGGTTCGTCCCAGCAGGGCGGCGAGGTCGGCCACCGTGGCCAAGGACGGAAGAACAGCCACGGCAGCCCCCTCTCGTCAGCGCTGACGCGCCGTCTCGTCCAGCTGATGCCGGACCCCGCGGCCGTGGTCCAGGTCGGTCTCCGGTGTCGGCGCCCCCTCCAGGGCGCCCGCGACCGTGTAGTTGGAATTCGGGGTCGGATCGGCTTCTACGCCGAAGAAGCCGAGCGCCTGTGCGCGGGCGGTAGCGTCTTGAACCACCTGCACCGCCTCGTCGGCGGCGGGTGCCGCCTCGCTGGACGGTTTAGTCGTGCGTGCTGCCATGGCCTGCTCCTCAGCGCCTAGAGACGGTGATCCGGACGAGGCCGCCCGGATCGGCGATGCCAGTACCGACCGCGACGGACCGCCACTGCAGGGTGTCGCCGGCGGCGAGGTCCAGGTTCGCGGCGGTGCCCGACAGGGCGATCGCCTTCTCGTTGTTCGCCGCGGCGGTTACGGCGCCGCTGTCGAAGGCAAGCGTCGCCACCGTGGTCGAGCTGGAGCCGGCCTGCCCCTTGTTGACCAGGGAGAAGGACCGGTGATTGGTGGCGGCGCCCGTAATGGCGGCCTCCGGGACGTACTCCACCGCGGTGACGGTGCAGTTGAACGGCGCCTGGGCGAGGACGGAGTCGTCTGAGGAGCCCGCCGTGGATACGGCTGGGACATCTGCCTCGAGGACTCGCACGAAGGGGGCGGTAGTCATGATGTTTCCTTCTCTCGGCTCAGGCGCCGACGGTCTTGAGGACGCCGACGGGGTAGCGGGAGGCCTCGGTGGGCTGCTCGTTGTTGATCCGGTTCGAGACCTGCCAGCCGACCCGGAAGGTCAGGCGCACCGCGGTCATGTCCTGCTGCGCGAGGTTGTAGATGATGGCGCCGGTGTTGTCCTGGATGACGGCCTGGTCGAGGATCTTCATGCTGATATCCGAGCGGACGCCCACGACGAATTCGTCGAAGTCGCCGCCGAACAGCCGCACCCCGTCCACGCCGACGCCGCCGGCGAGGGGGAACTGGCCCTTCATGGCGTACTGGATCGGGTAGCCGTCGAGGGTTCGCATGTCGCCCGGCACACGGTTTTCGTCGAGCTTGCGGCCCTGGGTGTCGCGCGCCCGGCGGAGCTTGGACTTCGCGGAGGTCGCGGCCACCCAGCCGTTCACCTCGAAGCCGTCGGCCTCGACCTTCTCGTAGACGTTGTCGATGTCGCCGAAGAAGCCGCCGTTCGCAGCGGTGGAGCCTTCGTTGACGTTGTTGGCCGCCGCGGTGGCGGCCGACAGGATGTTCGTCGGGAACGACGACGGGGCGTTCGTGCCGAAGAAGACGGTGGAGTCCAGCAGGCGCCCGAACGCCTCCCGCACCAGCGGCTCAGCCTCGCCCCAGATGTCGTCCTCGGTGTCCGCCAGGACGTTGTCCGGGAACGGGACGATCGTCGCCATCTCTTCGACGTTGAGGTACTTGTTCGCCCAGTTGACCTCGGTGGTCTGCTTCAGACCGGTGTCGCCGGCGACCCAGTAGGCCACGGGCAGCGCGCTGAGGATCGGCAGCCGGACCTGGCCCCGGGAGACTGGGACCCGCTTGAACATGCGGAGCACCGCCGAGTCCTCGATGGCCTTCCCCATCATGCTCTTGGAGACTTCCTCGGGGATGAGGGGCGCCGCATCGGTGCGGCTGATGATGTTGTCGTAGGCCATCGTCCGGCCCTCCTTCTTGTAGCCGGACGGGCAAGCCGTGCCGGAGGTGTCAGTGCCCCGCCGCTCGGCGGATCAGGGCATTCATGTCGTTGGTTGCAGGCGCCGGCTTGCGGACACCGCCGTCGTAGCTGGGGGTCTGCCGCTGTGCTTGGGTGCCGAATTCCTTCAGCAGCACCTCGGCGTCGGCCTCCAGCTCCTCCTTGGTGGAACCCTGAAGGCGGGCGGCGAGGGTCGGCGGGAGGTTCTTCTTCGCTGCCACCTCGTAGCGCAGCAGCTTCGTCCGGGCCTTCTCGACCTCGGACTCTGCGGTCGAGGCCCGCTCGGCGAGCTTCTGCGCCTCGGTCTTGTCGCGGTCCTCGATGTCCTTGAGCTTCAGGCGCAGCGTCTCGGCCTCCTTGTTGGCCTTCTTCAGCGCCCGCTCGACCTCCGGCGGGACCTTGATCTCGCTGGCGTCCTTCGGTTGCACCGGCGCCGTCGGCTCGCCCGTCGCGGGCGTCTCCGGGGCTGCGGTGGTGGTGCCTTCATCGTCAGCCATCGCGGCCGACTCCTTCCATGCGCCCCGCCCTCGCGGCGGGGAAATCTCACACGACGTAGCCGTGGCGGCGTAGCAGCTCCAGCTGCTCGGCGCGCCCATCGGCCTGCCGGAAGATGGCCTCCGGGGTCAGGCGGGACGCCCTCGCGCGTGCGCGGGGCGCAGTGGCGCGGGAGTAGCGCTGACCCGGTACCTGCGCAAAGTCGCCGCCGGCACGGCGCACCTGCCGCCCATACAGGCCGCGGCGGGTGATGCCCTCCGACGTGGTCGCCACGCCCGGCTTGGACATACCTCGGCGGGCATTGACGACCTGCCCGATGTCGGCGCCCAGGTCGACGGCCTTGGCCCCGTCGTTGGTGAAGATTCGGCGCCGCTGCTCCGGCGACAGCTCGGCGTACAGCTCGGCCGGCGACTGCACACCGGACCAGTCACGCTCACGCAGCCCGATCACCTGGCAGTCGCAGTTTGGATGCCGGTCAAAGCCCTCGGAGTAGGGGTACTGCTGGCCGGCCAGAACGATGCAGCGCGAGCAGGCGGGCAGCGTCACCACCCGCGTGTACGCCACGACCTGCCGGTCTGCGGCCATCGCCACCTGCGCGCTCGCGCGGGCCGTATCGCCGACCGCCGTGGCCGCATACCTGGCCATGTCGGCGAGCCCGCCGAGCATCGCCTCAGTTCCGGTCATCCCGGCCGCGAGACGGCGCTTTACGCCGATCGCCGGGAGGAACAGCAGCGTCTCCAGCGGCCCGCCGTCCGGGGCGATCCCGCCGAACGCCTCGGCGATCAACAGCGCTTCGGGGACCGCGGTGCCGCCCTGGGCCTGCATGGCGGCGGCCACGAACGCCTGCGCGCCCTGAGCGACCGTGAGCTGTCCTGCGACGACGGCCTGCAAGATGGCCGCCCCGGCGGCGCCTTCGAGGTCCGTTTCGATCGTCGCCGGGGACAGCCCGCCCCAGATCCGCTGGATCGCCGCGGCCAGGCCGCGCTGAACGGTGGTCACCTGCCGGTAGCGGGCCGCGGCCAGCTCAGCCGCCGTCGACACCCGGCACCTCCGGCGTCACCGGCTTCGGCCCGAACAGCGCGGCCATGTCGCCGCCCATCACCCGCTCCGCTGCCTGGTCGCGGAGCCTGCTCCACTGTGCGATCTCCGTCTGCGAGGCACCCCAGCGCTCCCACAGCGCTTCGTGGGGCACGCCGAGCGTGGACATCTTCACCAGCGCATCGACGAGCTCGCCCTCGGTGCGGAACTCCGGGTTGTGCCAGATCACCTCGATCGCATCGAGATCCCGGGTATCGCCCGCGGCCTTCAAATACAACCGCACGACCTCCTCGAGGGCCTCCCCGAACGGGCGCCGACGCTGCAACACCTTGGAGACCAGACCCGATTCAGCGGCCTTCAGCGCATCACCGGAAATGTTGACCATGACGCCGAGCAGATACTGGCTTGGCGTGCGCGTGCGGGCAGCCAGGTCACGCACGTCCGACTCGACCGCAGCCAGGTACGGCGCGAGGTCCGTTGCGGAGAACTCGCCGATCTGGACGTTCTCGTCCTCGATGACCCACAGCCGGTCGACGGCAGCCTTGAACGGCTCGATCGGCTGTCCGTTGTCGTCCGTCGGCACCTCGTAGCCGGTCATCCAGCGCTGACGGAACGCCGAAAACTCCTGCGCCATCAGGCGGTCGATCAGCGTCTTGTTGATGCGGTCCTGGATGTCGAGGACATCCTCGATCTCGCTCATCGCATTGCCCAGCAGGTCCGGCCGGTTCGGGATCTCCACCAGCGGCACCGCGCGCAGTGGGTTCGGCGCCGGCCACGGCTCACCGTCGACCTCGCGCGCGACCCACCGGGGTTTCCCGCCGACACCCTGCTGCGGCTTCGGCGCCTGGAACTTGTAGATCGCATCCGGCAGGTAGACGGTGGCCATCAGCCCGCCGGTCCAGTCGTCCGCCCAGGCCTTCAGCCCGGCCGCGCGCCGGCGGCGTCCGCCCGGCGCATAGGCAACGATCGCCTGCGTCATGTCCTCGCCCGTGACCAGCGGCGTCTTCTCGTCCTCCGGATTCGGGGCAATCAGCATGAACGACCTGGAGCACTTCACCGCCTCCGTGATCAGCAGATCGGAATCGGCATCCAGACTGTTGGCCTGCCAGATCCGCCACGCCTCCGGATCGCCGACCTCGCTGTCACCGATCCGCACTCCATCGACCTGGATCCTCTCGGCAGTCGAATCAACGACCAGGCCCACATAGTTGGAACGGGCCTGCTTCAGCAGCCGCTGGAAGCCCTCGCGGGCCTTATCGGTGAGGCTCGCCAGCGGGTGATCGCCCGAGTAGTAGCAGCGCATCACCTCGGCGTACTTCCGGCGCTCCCCAAGCTCCTCATAGAGCCGGTCCAGCCACCACTCCGCCGAGCCGACCTCGAGCCTGGGAGCTGCCATCGGGCACCTCCTGTCAGAATCCCACCGCGACGCGGCTCTTCTTCTTCGGCCTGCGCAGATATCCCGACAGGGCCATCACCGAGGACTGGACGCCGTCGATCCTTGCCGCGCTCTTGTTGCGGTCCGGCTTCACCGTGCGGATGTTGTCGTTGCCGTCCGCGATCACCTCGACCACCGAGGCCATCCACCGCAAAATGGGGTGGCCGCCGTGCCGGATCGCATCCATGCGCAGCAGCCGATCCATCTCCTTACAGCCCGCGGACAGGCCCAGGAAAGTCTGCGCCAGCGGCTCCACGACCAGGCCGCGCTTGGTGTCCCTGTCGACGTTCTGCACCAGCTGGCCGGCGAACATCCGGTCGTAGCCGATGCGCTGCACGTCGAAGAACCTGCAGTCCGCCAAGACCTGCTGCTCGATCGTGTCGTAGTCGATCGCATCGCCCTCGGTCAGCTTCAGGAAGCCCTGGCGTGCCCACTCGGCGAGAGGCACCTGCAGCGTGCGCTGCAGCTCCTCGAGCCGCTCCGCGGGAAGCCAGAAGCGGGGTACCAGCTCCACCTCGACGCCCGGCTGCGGCGACTCCACCGCCAGCACGAACGCTGTGAAGTCCGAGACCGCCGAGAGGTCGATGCCGGCCCACGCACGGCGGCCCTTGAGGGCCTGCTCGTCGAGCATCCCCGCGTTCGCATCCCAGCGCCGCAGGTCGATCCAGCGCGTAGACGCGCGCGAGCGGATGTTGAGCGACAGCCGGAGGAACGTCGGGTAGTACGTGGGTGTGGTGCGGGCCTTCTCCGACTCGCGTCGCATGTACGCCAGCGTCGGGCTGACGCCGAGGCCCGGGTTGGCCTTGCGCCAGGTGGCCTCGGCGAACGGATCGTCGCTGTCGGCTGCGGCCCAGATGACGCCGTAGTGCGCCGGATCGCTCATGACCCGGGCGGCGACCTTCTCGGTGACGCCGTGCACCTCGTCGTAGATCGAGCCCTCTTGGGCATCATCCGCCGTGGTGATCATCACGACCATGGGCTGATCGCGCGCGCCCGTGCCCGTGACAATCGCATCCACGAGATCGCGGCTCTTGTGGACATGCAGCTCGTCGATCACCGCGCCGGACACATTCAGACCATGCGCGGTCTCCGCGATCCGCGACAGCGCCCGGAACACTCCGCCCGTGCGCGGCACCCGGATCACCGAGGTGAGCACCTCTGCCCGGCCGCGCATCGCCTTCGACGTCGTGGCCATGCGCTTTGCGTCATCGAAGACCCGCCGAGCCTGATCCAAGCTCGCCGCCGCCGCATACACCTCGGCGCCCGTCTCCCGGTCCGCCATCAGCAACGTCAACGCGATCCCCGAAGACAACGTGCTCTTCCCGGCCTTGCGCGGGATCTCCACATACACCGTGCGGGCCACCCGCACCGCGCGGCCGAGCTCCTCGTCGAAATACAGCCAGCCGAACGCCGGAAGGATCACCCAAACGGCCTGCCACGGTGCCAGCCTCAGCGGCGACCCGCCCCAGCGGCCCTTGGTGTGCTTGAACGACTCGATCGCCCGCACCGCACGCCGCGCCGCCGCCACATCGAACCAGGCACCCGACTGCTCCGGCAGCTGGTTGGCCACCGTCAGCGGGCGGCGCTCCAGCCCTGACGTGATGTCTTCGTCGGACAGCCCCAGCTCAATGAGCGCCGCCCGCGGGACCGGTAGTCCATCCTCGACATCCTGCTTCGACAAGTGCCTAGTCGAATGGGTCGTCTTCGTCGCCATCGCCGCCACCCTCCGGCGGCGTCAGCCGCCCCCGTGCGGACGGCGACAGGCCAAGCTCTCCGATGTATCTCGCGAGTTGCTGCCGGTACTGGCCGGCCACGGTCGTAGCGCCGTTCTTCTGCCAGCCCCGCTCACCCTGGATCAGCAGACCGCGCAGCGAAATCTCCCGCTCGCACTGGTCAATCCGGGCCACGCACACGCAGTAGTCCATGACCGTCTGCGTATCCACATTGGCCAGACCGGCAGTGACCTTCAGCACCGGCACCACGCGCCGCCACTCGCGGCGGGCGACCTCCCGGCAGCGGGCATTGATCGCCCGCTGGGCGTCGTCGCCGCGCACAGCCTGGAAGGTGTCCAGCCAGTTTGGCTCGGCAAGATCAGACGGTGGGA